AAGCATACTTTGGCGACCCAGCAGTATTCCAAGAACTATATGAAAAATACGAGAGAGCATATAGTATTAAGAAAAAGACTATTCCTGCAATGGAACTATTCTCTGCATTAATTAAAGAAAGAGCTGAAACAGGACGTATCTATATTATGAACGTTGATCACTGTAATACACACAGTTCGTTCAAAGACACTGTTTACATGAGTAACTTATGTCAAGAGATTACATTACCAACTAAACCGCTTAATCATATTGATGATCCAGATGGTGAAATTGCTTTATGTATCCTTAGTGCTATTAACGTAGGACTTATTAAAGAACTAGATGATTTAGAAGAACTTGCAGATCTTGCAGTTAGAGCATTAGAAGAAATTATTGATTATCAAAAGTATCCAATTCTAGCAGCAGAAAAATCAACCAAGGCAAGACGTAGCTTAGGTGTTGGTTATATTGGACTTGCTCATTATCTTGCTAAAAATAAAGCAAAGTATAGTGACCCAGAGGCGTGGAAACTAGTACACGACTTGAGTGAAGCATTCCAGTATTACTTGCTAAAAGCATCTAACAACCTTGCACAAGAACGCGGAGCATGTGAATATTTTAACCGTACTAAATACAGTGATGGCATTCTTCCTATTGATACATATAAGACGGAGGTCGACACTATAGTGGAGCACAAGTTAAATTATGATTGGGATACTCTTCGTAAAGGAATACAACAGTACGGCTTACGGCACAGCACATTGTCCGCACAAATGCCTTCGGAAAGCAGTTCCGTTGTGTCGAACGCAACAAATGGAATTGAGCCACCTAGAGGCTACTTGTCCGTTAAGAAAAGCAAAAAAGGGCCTCTTAAGCAGATTGTTCCACAATATAATATCTTAAAAAATCATTACACATTGTTATGGGATATGCCTAGTAACGAAGGATATATTAATACTGTAGCAGTAATGCAAAAGTTCTTTGATCAAGCTATTAGTGGTAACTGGAGTTACAATCCTACACATTTTCCAGACAACGAAGTTCCGATGAGTGTTATGATGAAAGACTTGTTGAATACTTATAAGTTAGGTTGGAAAACAAGTTATTATCAAAACACATACGACTACAAGACAGACGATGATATTGTTTTTGAAGAGCCTGCACACTCACTAGGATGGCACGACGAAACAAAGTCTGAACAAGAAGATATGAGCGATGAAGAATGTGAAGCGTGTAATATTTAGAGGTTGACACATAAAGTATAAGGTTGTATACTTAATTAAGAGAGAGGTAATAATAAATGAAGACTGTATTCAATCGCGAGAAAGTTGACTTTACAAAACAAAATATGTTTTTTGGCGCCGACGGAAATACACAAAGATATGATGTTTTTAAGCATCCAGTATTTGATAAACTAAATCAAACCATGCTTGGATATTTTTGGAGACCGGAAGAAGTTAGTTTACAGAAAGATCGAGCAGACTTTCAAAACTTTAGGCCTGAACAAAAACATATTTTTACAAGTAACTTAAAGTATCAAACACTACTTGATAGTGTTCAAGGCCGTGGACCATGCCTAGCATTTTTACCACACGTTAGTATTCCTGAACTAGAAGGATGTATTGTTACTTGGGACTTCTTTGAAACAATTCATTCACGTAGCTATACACATATTATGAAGAACGTGTATTCTGATCCTAGTGAAGTATTTGATACTATTCTTGATGATGAAGAAATAATTAAAAGAGCAATTTCAGTAACTAAAAATTACGATGCATTTACAGAAGCAGCTGATAACTGGACCCATCATGGCAAAGGTAGTATGCGGGAAGTAAAGAAGAAACTTTATCTTGCAATGATGAATGTAAACATTCTTGAAGGCCTACGTTTTTATGTTAGCTTTGCATGTACGTTTGCATTTGGTGAGTTAAAGTTAATGGAAGGTAGTGCTAAAATTATTAGCTTAATTGCTAGAGACGAAAGTCAACACTTAGCACTTAGTACACATGTTTTAAAACTTTGGTCACAAGGCAAAGACGATCCAGACATGGTCGCAATTGCTAAAGAGTGTGACGAAGAAGTATATGCTATGTGGAGAGACTGTGTACTAGAAGAAAAGGCCTGGGCAACGTATTTGTTTAAAGACGGATCAATGATTGGTCTTAATGACACTTTGTTGAATCAGTATGTTGAGTACATTGCAAATCGTAGATTAAAAGCACTTGGTCTCAAGCAAATATTTGATCAACCAGTAAATACTAATCCTCTACCTTGGACGCAACATTGGTTAAGTAGCTCTGGGCTACAAGTTGCTCCACAAGAGACGGAGGTTGAAAGTTATATCATCGGCGGCATCAAGCAAGATGTTGACGATAATGTTTTGAAAGGATTTAGTTTATGATGGAAGTATTAGTACTAACTAAAGACGGATGTGTATTTTGTGATAAAACAAAAGCCTTGCTTACTCAAATGCATATTCCATTTAAGACTCGCAACTTAAATGAAAATCTTACTAGAGAGGAGTTGTTAAAACTGTGTCCAACTGCTCGCACTTTCCCCCAAATTATAATCAGTAATAAGGTTATAGGTGGCTATAGTGAACTAATTACTTATATACAAGACACGGGATTTAACGGAACAGGACACGGATAGAAATATATGTTATTAGAAAAACCATTAACAAATGGCGATACTGTAAGTTTTAAACTAGCATCAGGTGAAGAAGTTGTTGCAAGATTAGATTCACTTACATCGTCAAAATATGTAGTAGAGAAACCACTAATGCTAACAATGAATAAAGATGGATTAGCATTAGCACCGTTTATGTTTACTATAGAGGCAGACGCAAAGATTACATTTGATGCAAACAATGTACTTTGTGCAAGTAGGACTGAGAAAGAAATGGCTAAACAGTACCTTTCAAGTACTAGCAACTTAGTATTAGTTTAACCTAAAATTTAACAAAGGAGAAATCAATGAGCATTCACGAAGAAATTGTACAAGCATTTAATAACTATTTAAAAGAAGCGGAAACGTTTGAAGAAAAAGGCGTAAAAGCTGCTGCAGCAAGAGCAAGAAAAGCACTTGGTGATCTTAGTAAATTATCTAAGAGTCGTAGAGCTGAAGTTCAAGATAAAAAGAACGCAATGTAAGATGTGGGCTGTTTGGTGTAAAGCACTTGGCACCAAAGCCTACCAAGACAACGCAAAAGCAGACAGAGTAGCACTTATCCGAACAGGGTGGGTGCTACTCCATATTATAACATGCCTAGCTATCATACTAAATACTTGTAAGGCGTACGAGTTACTATAAAACGTCATAACATAAAAGATATTAGCGGGAAACACTATGCCCAAGCACAAATCTTTCGAACCCCCAAGCAAAACTTTACCACTCCAATCTGAAGAGCATTTAAAACAATGCTATAGATTATTGTGGATGGTTAAAGGACATATTAATATGTCCGAATTAGATGTATTAGCATTATACAATAGTTATTTTAAAAGAGTTTGGTACAACGAAGAATCTTGGATGGCTGAAGAAGGATTTGACGAAGCATGGGAAGAATATCAACTTAAAGAAGTTGAGAAGGTTGCCTGCAAAGGTGGTCACTTTGATTAGAAGAGAGTAGAATGAAATATATTATTGACATAGATGGCACTATCTGCAAAGAAGTAATTATACCCAACAGTGGCGGCAAGAAAGATTATGCTAATCATATCCCGTACATGGACCGTATTGCCCGCGTAAATAGAATGTACGACGAAGGACACATAATTAAATACATGACTGCTCGTGGAGTCAGTAGTGGCATTGACTATCGCCCATTAACAGAAGAACAACTTAATAAATGGGGAGCAAAGTACCACGAGCTTGATGTTGGTAATAAACCACATTACGATATTTGGATTGACGACAAAGCATTCTGGAGCGAGAACTTTTTTAGAAGTACCGGAGAAACATATGAGTAAGATTCCTATGAAAGGGGGCGATGAATACGATGCTCTCAGTAAAAACTCACGTAAGTTCTATAACTGGAGTGCTGGACAAATTAAAAAGATCAAGCGGAAGTACAACAAACGATTCCGTAAAGACGGCATACTAGACCCTAAAACTTTTGATAAATCAAAGATGAAATATACAGATGGAGATAATACATGAGTAAGTTTATTGCGGCAATGGATCATAGTGGAGGTAGCACAGGCGGCGTACTAGAACGTTACGGCCAAGAGTACACAGAAGAAAATAAAATGGACCTTGTACACGATATGCGATTGCGTATGATTAATTCACCTTTATTTGATAGTTCAAACATTTGGGCTGCAATTGTTTACAAAGATAGTGTTGACAAAAACATTGTAGATAATCTTTTTTACAAAGGGATTGAAACATATCTCAAAGTAGATAGTGGGTGCGAAGTTGACGGCACCCTTAAAGAATTTCCAATTACTGATATGATTGATTACGCAAAAACAAACGGCTGTACTGGCACTAAAATGCGTAGTATTATAAAAAGCGATGAAACTATTGACGCTGTACTTACACAACAATTTGCACTAGCAACACAGATTTCTGATGCCGGACTTATGCCAATCGTTGAGCCAGAAGTTCCAATTGACAATTTGTACAAAAAAGAGATTGAAGTACTACTTGAATCTGCGTTACAACGTCACTTAAAAAACTTTAAAGGTAAGTGCATACTTAAACTAACATTACCAGAAGTAAACAATTTATATCATAAATTAACTAAGTTACCTAATGTGCATAAGGTTGTTGGTCTAAGTGGAGGCTACTCAACATTAGAGGCATGTGCAAGATTAGGACAACAAAATGATGTTACTGCTAGTTTTAGCAGAGCACTAAGTGAAGGGTTGTTTCACACTCAATCAGAAGCTGACTTCAATACTCGTATTAGCGACAACATTAAACTAATTATAGCTTGTTGCACAAACGGCTAAGCCTATGATAGCGTTATCTAATACAGCACAAACGCAAATTAAAAAACTTTTAGACGTGCGAGGCAAAGGCATTGGACTTCGACTTGGTGTAAGAACTACAGGATGTTCAGGCATGGCATATGTACTAGAGTTTGTTGATGTAATAGACTCGCATGATGTTGTGTTTGAGAGCCAAGGTGTAAGTTTAATAGTAGATCCTAAGAGTTTAACTTATATAGACGGTATTGAAGTAGACTATGTACGTAATGGGTTAAACGAAGGGTTTGAATTTATTAATCCTATAGAAAAAGATCGTTGTGGTTGTGGCGAAAGTTTTAGAGTTTAAAATAAAGGTTAACACGTTGCCTATTACGTTATAGGAACATTCAATTAGACTTTCTCCTTTTTACGTGTTATTATATATTAAATAACAGTAAGAATATATATTATTATATATAAAATGACAATATTATATGTTATTATATATAAAATCATAGTGTAAAGGAGAAAGTGTAATGGGTGCAAGAAATCATAAAAATTGGTTGAAAGAACCAACAGTTGAGTATATTAGTAGCGAGTGTTACAGTAGTCAAGAAATTTACGAACAAGAAATTGAAAAGATATTTTCTAAAGTTTGGATCCCTATTATTCATAAGAGTGAAATAAAGAACCCAGGCGACTATCGAACATCTCAAATTGCATTTCGAAACATAGTTATAATAAATCACGGTGATCGTATTGGATGCTATATTAATCCTGGACTCAGGGGAGTAGCTGGTACAGTTGATCCAGATTATGTAATTGAATCTAGAGAATTAATATCCGAAGTAAAATATGGCGGTATGGTATGGACAACACTAAATCCAAA